GCTGATACAATAGATCGTATAGAGTGTTATAATACTTCAGGCAGTACTGCTAATGTACGTGTCTTTGCTGCAACCTAAATAATTAAAGGATACTTAAAATGGAAGAATTTAAAGAGTTACGAGATCAAAGAACTGTAAAAGGTAGTCCTTTTTATACAGGAAAAGATGATGTAGATGAGTTTAAAAAGTTTTCTAAAAATAAATCTAAAAAGAAATCTAAAAAACCTAACGTAGATAGTTTTACAAGTGTACCTGTAAAATTAGCTGCAGAAAATAAAGCAAAAGAAGCTTCTAAAAAAGTAGATACTTTTAAAAAAGTAGCTGCAACAGCCACAGCAAAAGCAGCTTCTAAAGAAAGAGACTCTTATAAAGACATGCCTACTAAAACATATAAGATTAAAAGTGGAGACACTTTATCTCAAATTGCTAAAAGTAAAGGCACTACAGTAGCAGCGTTAATGGCTGCTAATCCTCAAATAAAGAATGCAGATAAGATACGTGCAGGTGCAACTATAAAGATGCCTTCCTCTACTGCATCGCCTAAAAAGAAAGCTATGCCTAAAAAGAAAAGAGAATCTGACGATGATTTTAATAAACGAATTAAAAAAGCTTTAGGTAAACAAGACGGTGGCATGATAGGTGCATCCGACATGTCAGCCAAGAAAACATCATCACCTAAGAAGAAACAGATGCCGCAATACTACATGGGCGGTGGCATGGCAAAGAAAGGTAAGATGTACTCTTATGGTGGTAGAGTAGCTAAATATAAGGATTAACAAAATGCGTCCTAGACTTAGAAAACCGGGAGAATCTATAAAAGACTATCGCGCTATGGTAAAAAGAATGGAGGATCGATTTGAAGGAAGACGTTCTACTCCTACGCCAAAACGTTCATCTTTAACTCCTGCTGAAAGAAACGCTTTTAACAAGTCACGTTCACAAAAAACTTCAACTCCTTCAAGAAATCCTACTCAAACAAAACCCTATATTGCTAGACCACCTAAAAAATCTTCAACTTCAAGCCTTGGAAAACTATTTAGTAAAGCAAAACCAGCTTCTACAAGCACACCAACTTCTCTCTTTGGAAGTGTAGCCCGTGGACCTAAAAAGTACAATCAAGCAGCTTATCTTTCTGGCTTAAATACTCCTTCTAACACTAAAAAACAAAGTATATACAAACCCTACGCTAAAGGTGGTGGTGTTCGTAAACCAAAGTACAAGGACTAACAATGGCAAATTATCTAGAACTTACTAATCGTGTACTAAACGAACTAAATGAAGTAGAGCTAACTGCTACTACTTTTGCCTCTGCTAGAGGTGTTCAGACGATGGTAAAGAATGTAGTCAATAAAGCTATTCATGATGTGTACAATGCAGAAGTAGAGTGGTCTTATTTATACAAGAGCTTTGAACAACAGCTTACTGCAGGTAAAAGATTATACGACTATCCTTCTGATTCTAGAAAGATTAACTTTAGCTCCTTCATGCTTACTCCTGTTGATCTCATCACTAACGGAAGCTTTTCTTCTAATTTAAGTAATTGGACCACTGTGACAGGTAGTCCTTTTCACACTAAAGCTAGAGGTGATGGTGCAGCACGGTTAAATGCCTCAGAAATCTCACAAGCTATTAGCACAGTAGTCGGTAAGGACTATGTAGTACGTACTCGTACCTTTGGTGGAGATATTACTATTAAGATAGGTACAACTTCTGGTGGTACAGAGTTAATTAATTCTACATTAACTATTGACAACATAGGAGATGGAGAGTATAATACTACTAGATTTACTTCTACTACTCCTACTATTTATATAGGATTTGCTAATACTGCTTCTGCTAACTATGACGTAGAAACAGTAGAGACTACTGAGAACTTTGCTCCTCAACGTTTAGCGTATCTTTCCTATACTGAATGGCTAGACTCACACAGCGAAGGTGATCTTAACACTACAAGCGCAAGTCAATTTAGTCTTCCTAGATATGTGTACCGTACACAAGATAATTCTTTCTACGGCTTTAGTCCTATACCTGACAAGAGTGCCTATACGGTAACTTTTGACTACTATAAAACACACACAGACCTTTCTGCTTACAATGATCTACCTACTCTTCCTAGTAGATTTCATGACATAGTAGTCAACAGGGGTAAATACTATGCCTATATGATGAGAGCTAATATGGCAGGAGCGCAACTATCAGAAAAAGATTATCTAGAAGGTATTAAACGTATGAGAGTAGAGCTACTTAATCATCAAAACTATTTCTATCCTTCAGGTATTACAGGCACTACGAAGAGGTTTGTAGGAGTGAACACCTAGTATGGCTGATATAACAGCACCCGAATATATCTCTCCGTATGTTGTTACTACTGCAGGGGGTTTAGTGCTAGACAGAGATGTCTACACAATGCCTGTAGGTGCAGCAACAATACTACAAAACTTTGAACCCTCTGTTAAAGGAGGTTACAGACGTTTAAGTGGTACAAGTAAATACTCGTCTACACAAGTAGGTGGAGCTACTTCTGTTATTTTAGGTGTAGCTATATTTAATAATAGTGTAGTAGTTGCTCAAAGTACGTCTGTCTATAAAGGCACTGGTAGTGCGTGGACTTCTATTGACTCTGGGCGTACCTCTGCAGGACGTTATCGCTTTGAAACATATAACTTTACTACTAACGAGGAGCGTCTTATCTTTGTTGATGGCGCTAATGCTGCTTCACTATATAATGGCACTACAGTAACTGACATTAAAGGTAATGCTACTAATGTTACAACTACTGGTTCTACTACAGGAGCTTCAACTTCTCTTACTGTAGGTAGTGCTGCTGGTATTGTAGCAGGAATGTACGTAACTGGTACTAATGTAGCTGGAGGCTCTACTGTCTCTAGTATTTCTGGTACTACTGTAATATTATCTACAGCAAGTAGTGGATCAGTAAGCGGTAATGTAGTATTTGATGGGTTAGGTACTGCACCTATTGATCCTAGTATGGTTGCAGCTTTTAAGAATCATATGTTTTTTTCAGGTATGAGTGCTAATCCTAACTCTTTACAGTTTTCTTCACTAGGTGACGAGAATGATTTTACAGCTTCTAACGGAGCAGGAATACTAAACGTAGACAGCACTATAGTTGCTTTAAAGTCTTTTCGTGACTCTTTAATAATATTCTGTGAAGATCGTATCTACAAGTTAACAGGTAACGCTTTAGCTGATTTTGTTATAGCTCCTGTATCTCGTAACGTTGGTTGCTCAGATGCTTTTAGTGTGCAGGAAATAGGTGGAGATGTTATCTTTCTAGCACCTGATGGTCTACGTACTATTGCAGGTACAGCACGTATTGGTGACGTAGAGTTAGGCACAGTTTCTAAACAGATACAGGATCGTATTAGTGATATAGGTTTTGAAAAGATATCCTCTGTTATTATTCGCAGTAAGAGTCAGTATCGTTTGTTTTATCCTAAAGATGGAGGCTCAGTCTCAGCCGCAAAAGGTATTATTGGTGTATTAAAAGCTAATCCTTCAGGACAAGTAGGTTGGGAATACAGTGACATTAGAGGTTTAAAACCTTCTTGTTGTGTTTCAGGTTTCATCTCAGGAGTAGAACAAGTAATACACGGTGGATATGATGGTTACATCTATCTACAAGAAACAGGTAATAGCTTTGACGGTACAGCAATGAAAGCTATTTATCGCTCTCCTGATCTGACTATGGGCGATGCAGGTATACGTAAAATTATGCAACGTATCAACGTAAACTATGATCCTGAAGGATCTGTTGATGTTAATCTATTTGTTAAGTACGACTTTGAGGATGCTGCTACACCTCAACCAACAGCATACAATCTTACTACAGCAGATACTGCAGCTATCTACGGAAGTAGTTTGTATGGTTCAGCAGTATATGACGCAGAAGGTATGCCTATCGTTAGACAATCTGTAGAGGGTAGTGGTTTTACCGTAGTAGTCAGACTAGAAGACACAAGTAGCAATGCACCTATAACACTTAAAGGTTTTGAATTAGAATTTACACCGGGAGCTAGAATGTAAAATGACAGGTTATGCAACAAGAGTAAGTACCTTTACTACAGGTGATACAATCGCAGCAGCGGATTCTAATGATGAATTTGACGCAGTAGTAACAGCTTTTGGTACAACAGGACACACACACGACGGTACAGCAGGTAACGGTGGTAATCTTGCTGCACTACGTAGTCATGCTATAACATTTGGTTTAGGTACTGCAGGAACTGATGTAGTAGTTACATTTGATGGCGAGACAAATGATGGTGTTCTTACGTGGATGGAAGATGAAGACTACTTTAAGTTTACTGATGATATACTATTGAATACTACAGAAAAACTTCTTTTTAATGATACTGGTACTTACATACACTCTAACGCAGATGGTGACTTAGATGTAGTATCTGATGGTACTGCAGTAGACTCCATTAATCTAGAGTCTGCTGGGGGTATTACATTAGACGCAGGTACAGCAGCTAGTGGTATTATCTACGAAGACGATGGCACTGAAATGTTACGTGTACACAACAGTAGCAGTGACGTTATACTAGAATCTAAAGTATCTGATAAAGATATTATCTTTAAAGGTAATGATGGTGGTGCTGGAGTTACTTCATTAACACTAGATATGTCTGATGCTGGTCGTGTTGTAGCGGCTGGTAATATGACCGTTACAGGTGATCTTACAATATCTGGTGATGATCTTGTTATGGCTACTAACACGGCAGGGCATCTATTAGTAGGTGATGGTACTAATTATAATCCTGTAGCTGTGTCAGGTGACGTTACGTTAGCATCTTCAGGTGCAATTACTATTGCTAATGGTGCAGTAGAAAATGCTATGTTAGCTGATGATGCAGTAGGTGCTGATGAGTTAGCTGCTAACGCTGTAGTAAATGCTAGTGTAGCTTCTGGTGCGGCTATAACTATAAATAAGACTGCTTTGGTAGCTGGTACTAATATTACTTTAGCTACTAACACTCTTAACGTAGATGATGCCTTTCTAATTAATAGTGGAGATGACACAACAAGCGGTGTTATTACCTCTGCTGGGTATACAGCTAATGTAGCTGCTGGTTCAGGTGACGTAACTCTTAATTTACAATCAGGCGGCACAACAAAGTTTGTTATTGGTATTGATGATAGCGATAGCGACATCTTTAAGATACACTCTGCTACTGCACTAGCAGATACAAGTGACTTTGAAATGACAGCAGCAGGTGTTGTGTCACTAGCTAGTACTTTAAATGTTGGAGGTGCATTAGTAGTAACAGGTGACTTTACAGTTAATGGAGACACTACTACCGTTAACACGGCTACTCTTTCAGTAGAAGACCCTTTGATTATTTTAGCTTCAGGTAATGGTGGTGCGGATACTGTCGATATAGGCTTCTATGGTCTGTATGATACTTCAGGATCACAAGACTTATATGCAGGTCTATTTAGAGATGCTAATGATAGCGGTAAGTTTAAACTCTTTAAAGACTTACAAGCTGCTCCCAACACTACAGTTAATACTAGTGGTACAGGATATGCTGTAGGTACATTAATAGCTAACATTGAAGGTGGTTCAGTTACTGGAATTACTGATATTGTTGTAGCAGACGGTGGTACAGGAGTTTCTACTCTTACAGATGGCGGTGTACTTTTAGGATCAGGTACTGGTGCAATAACTGCTATGGCGGTTCTAACTGATGGACAAATGATAGTAGGAGATGGAACAGGTGATCCTGTAGCTGAGAGTGGTGCAACACTCCGTACTTCTATTGGTGTAGGTACAGGCGATAGCCCACAGGTAACAGGTATTGAGCTAGGACATGCTACTGATACGACTATAACTAGAGTTAGTGCGGGAGTTATTGCTGTTGAAGGAGCTAATGTTGTTACAGGAGCATCTCC